ACAGGGGCAAATACCCGCAGAAGTAGATGTTGACGCGTTAAGGCAGTCAATTATTGACGAGCTGAAGACTCAAACACCTCCTCCGAGCGGTGGAACTGGCGGAGGAACTGGCGGAGGAACTGGCGGAGGAACTGGCGGAGGCGCTGGCGGAGAAGGCGGTGCTGGAAATACCAATGTAGGCGGTTTCAGCGGAACGCCTTACGAAAACTTTATGGGCGGTTTCATCCCCGGCGCAGGCCAAACCTATGATACAGGCATAAACTACGATTTGACGCAGTACGCTCAGGGCAGCCCTTATGGTGTTAAGAATGTTTCAAATATGCCCGGCGGCGGAGTTGGTTCAGGGTATGTAAAGACAGGTGCTCCAATTGCCTACAATCAAGGGCCGTTTCAGGCTCAGAAATTTAACACCAACCTTTTTAATAAAGGAAGTTTTGGATTGTAACTATGGCTTCTTCTGCCCCTAAAAATGTAGCCAATCCTAGTCTTTACGCCAAAGCAAAAGCTAAGGCCAAGGCTAAGTTTGATGTTTACCCGTCAGCATACGCAAATGCGTACATGGTCAAGGAGTACAAGAAAATGGGCGGAAAATATACTGGCGCTAAAAAAGCAGAGGGCGGAGAAGTGAACAAAAAGTTTGACGCCAAAAAAAGCGACTTGAACAAAGATGGGCGTATCAGCAAGTATGAGCGCAAAAGAGGCGAGGCAATCGCTAGAAACATGCGAACAGGCGGATCGGTTTATATGGAACCTCGTGGTTGCGGGGCAATGATGCAAAGCAAGCGCAAGCAAGTGCGAGTGCCTCGTGGCTAGAACCGGACTAGACAAATGGTTTGGCGAAAAATGGGTCGATATTGGCGCTCCAAAAAAAGACGGTAAATACCAACAATGTGGCCGAAAAAGCGCATCAAAAAAAAGCGGAAGGGCTTACCCAAAGTGCGTTCCAGCGGCAAAAGCGGCAGGGATGACAGAAAGCCAAAAGAAGAGTGCGGTTACACGCAAAAGAGCTAAAAAACAAGGTGTAGGTGGCAAGCCTACGATGGTTAAAACTTTCGCCGCAAAAGGCGGATCAATTAACAAGAAACCGGGCAATTCTGGTTTATTTGGGAGGCGATGATGAAAATGAAAGCAAAAGGTTATGCTCTGGGCGGAGCGCCAAAAACACGCGCACAACGTCGAGCAACTTTAAGCGGCGCACAAAGAAGGCTTCTTGATTCTGTTCAGGGCGCAGAGGGAACCAAACAGCCAACAAGCGTAATTCAAGACCTGTCCGATCAATACGGCTACAAGCCCGGAAAACGAGCTGGCGCTAGGGGCAGAGGTCGGAAAAAAGCTACTCCTCTCGGCATGAAGATGGGCGGAGCGATGAAAGCCAAAGGCATGCAAAGAGGCGGCATGATGAAGGCTAAAGGTATGAAAAAAGGTGGCAAGGTTGCAGGAACTGCTCGACCAAGCGCTACGAGCGGATTCAGAGCGCCTTCATCAAAATCCTCTGGTTTATACGGGAAGTAAAATTAATGGCGTATTTGCAAAGTAATATCCCATACTTTAAGGCTTGGGTGCGGCGCGAATACACAGTTAATCATCAGAGGTATCACGGCGAGTTTCTGCATGCCATGGTTATTGGCGTAACCACGATGCCGACTCGCTGTCTTTCGTTTCAGGTGTTATTTACGGGCTGCGAGGCTGATGAAGATGAACCAAATATCCACGGTGGCGCAATGTGGGCGAGAATGCCCATTACAGGGCTGGTCGCTGACACGCCGCTTGAAGAATGGCCTGAACCAATGCCTGTCTGGGCTGCTCAGCCTTGGGATTGCAGCTCTCATCATCACGCTGTTTATGTCCTTGATCGTTGCACACCTTGTCCTTGGCTCGCTAAGATTGACGGGAAATTTTATCCTGCAAAATACTATTTCACGGTGGATTATGCAGAAAATGAAATTGCTGATGATCCTGCCCAGCATAAACAGTCGCATATTTTAGAACTGCTGGATGCAGGGAAGTGGACCGGAAATATTGTTGCGTTGCCCAATAACAGGGTAAGGGTCACACACCCGGCATGGTTTGAAACCGGCGAAGGCGCACCAGATTTCTTGCCGAGTCAGCATATTCATTACAGCAAATCTGATTTAGACTATACTTTGGATATTAATCAAGTTTTCGACAATTTATATGCCGAAAATAACGAAGAGGACTTAGGCGATGAAAAAGAATAAAGGCAGAAAACCGGTCGGAAACTCTGGCTTATACGGCAGGGTGACCAAAAAACAAATGGGCGGAGCTGCTAAACCAGTCGGTATGAGCGGACCCGGATTTCTTGCGGGTGAGATACCTCCTGACGGGAGTGGGAAGAAAGCCTTGGAAGGTTATTTTGATTATAGGCCCAGCGAAAATGACATGAAAAGGATTAAGGCAAAAAAAGATTATTATGAATCTCTCGCTCGCAACGAAGGGCCAGTGATGCGGACTAACGATTTTCAAGACGCAAACATGAATGGGATTGATGATCGAGACGAAAAGAAAAGACCCCCTACGCGATCAGGGCCAAGGACTGAAAAAGACCCAAGAGCCAGAAACAGACGTAGCATGCCTTCACGCGAAGAGCTTCAAAGTATCGCTGACGCAATGTCTGGAAAAGCTATAACTGGGGGCGGAAGGCGTAGGGGTAGTATGTTTGATCGGATACGAGACCAAGCTCGTCGAAGAACGGAATCGCCATACGAGCCTAAAATGCCGGGAGGCGGCAGACAAACGCCCCCGATGAGAGGCCCAAACCCAGATGTTGGAAAAATGTTTCCGCGCAGGATTGAAGGGCTTGGCGCTACGCTGGTTGATGCCTTGGGTATCAAAAGCCAAGGAATGGGCGACAGGAAAAGAAAAGAACCGCCTCGCCCTAGCCCTAAAAGGGGCAGCATGACTCGTCAAAGGAGACGATAAATGGCCGTTAGCGGGACTAAAAGTTTCGAGCCAGATGTTGCTGAATACATCGAAGAAGCATTTGAGAGATGCGGACTTGAGCTTCGTACTGGTTATGATTTGCGGACCGCGACCCGCTCACTCAACCTAATGTTGGCTGAGTGGGCAAACCGTGGTTTAAACCAGTGGACGATCAAGCAAAACGCAATTCCGATGCTGACGGGAACGATTACCTATAATCTTGACCCGACAAATTCAACGGCAGCAATTGATGTGCTCGACGTTTTTGTCAGAGAAGAAATTCAAGGCACAAACACCGATGTTCCGCTGAGCCGCATGAGTCGAGCTGAATACGCTCACTTGGCGACTAAAACCACAACAGGCAAGCCTAATCAATTTTTCGTTGATAAGCAGATATCCCCAACCATTACGGTTTGGCCGCAGCCTGATAAAAACAGCACATACACCGTTTACGTTAACGTGTTGACGCGAATGGATGACGCTGGTGGTGGCGCTAATTCTTTGCAGATGCCGTTTCGGTTTTACCCATGCTTGACTGCTGGGTTGTCGTATTATCTGGCTCTTAAAAAAGCTCCTGAAAAAGTTCAGATGCTCAAGCAACTGTACGAAGAAGAGTTTACCAGAGCCTTGAGCCAAGATGAGGAGCGAGCAAGTTTCAGGGTCGCGCCAGATCTTAGAAGCTATAACATCGCATAGTCATGGCTTTTGCATCCAACAAACGAGCTTGGGGAATCTGTGATATAACAGGCTTTCGCTATCGCTTGCGCGATATGAAAAAAACTTGGGACGGTTACTTGGTTGGCCCTGATCAGTGGTCACCAAAACATCCTCAGTTAATGAGAAAGCCTACGCCTCTTGATCCGCAGGCGCTTAAAGATCCTCGCCCTGCGGAGACAAGCGACAACAATTTCTTTACCGTCTACACCAATGTCGGAGATGGTATCCTTGGCACACAATTGCAAACTTTTGCAATATCCTGTAGTGTTGGCAACGTGGAGGTAACCACATCATGAGTTTCACTTTGGCAACTTTGAAGTCTGCGGTTCAGGATTATTTGCAAGTCGATGAAACGACTTTTAATAATAACTTGGACACTTTTATACAGGAGTCGGAGACAAGGATTTTTAAGCTGGTTCAGTTGTCTGAGCAGCGTAAAAATGTGACCGCGACAACCTCGCAAAACAATCGGTTTTTAGCGACACCTACTGATTTTTATGCGCCGTTTTCGTTGGCGATTATTGACAATGGAACGTACTATTATTTGCTGCTAAAGCATCCTTCTTTCCTGAAGCAATATGACCCAGCATCTTCTAGCAGAGGTCGCCCAAAGTATTATAGTAATTTTGATGACGCAGCATTTGAGCTGTCGCCGGTTCCTGATGCAGATTACAGCGTAGAGCTGCATTATCTGTACGAGCCTGCCTCACTCACTTCTGGCGCAGAGAGCGGAACCACGCTGCTCAGCACAGACTATCCAGATGCTTTGCTTTATGGCACGTTAGCCGAAGCCGCTGTCTTCTTAAAAGAAACTCCCGATGTGATTGCCAATATGGAACAGCGTTTCATGGCAGCAATCGGTCGGATGAAAAACCTGTCCGAAGGTCGTGATACGCGAGACGAATATCGTTATGACCTATTACGGACAGGGGTGAGTTGATGGAGAAGATTGAAAGTCTTGAAGGGAAAAAGATTGCATTAATCGGTTTGGGCGCAAGCCAGATTGACTATGTAATCGGCATGGAAAATAGCAAGCAATGGGATGAGGTCTGGGTTATCAACAGCGCTTTATCGGTTTTTGCTTGTGATCGAGTTTTCATGATGGACCCGGCAAGCCGGTATTTAGATACCGAAGACGCTGGAAACCAGACAGACGTTATGCGAAGGTTGCTGCCAACCTTTGATAAGCCAATCTATTCTTGCCAGCTTGACGAAAGAGTTCCTGCTCTGGTTGAGTTTCCGCTCGCTGAGGTCATGACAGACGCCAAGTGTGCTTACTTTAATACTACCGTTGCATACGCAATGGGCTTTGCCTTCTGGAACAAAGTCGGTCATATAGACTTATTTGGTTTGGATTTTAGCTACGCGCACAACATTCATTTTGCCGAAGCTGGTCGAGCTTGTGTTGAGTTTTGGATTTCTAAATGCCTTGAAAACGGCATTGGCATTGGCGCATCACCCAGATCTTCACTGCTTGATAGCAATGTCGGTGTGACTGAGCGGCTGTATGGTTATCATCGTCTGGACGATCCATTGGTTGCAATGCCGCAAGATGGCGAATGGCATGTGTTTCCACGGTCCATGATGAGCGAGATGATCAAAAAACATAAGCTCGAAACAATTGATCTTCCCAAAGCGCCGGAGCCATACAAGGGATGATGAAAGACGACATAGGCTTTAAGCTAGGCAATGTCATGGTTTCTACAACCCATAACAAAGGTCATGACCCTGAGTTTTGGGCAGAGCAAGTGACAGACAAAATTGTGGGTATAAGTGCGACGGCAGCGCCTCATATTCGGCAGCAAGCGGAGGCTTTCAGAAGCCACGTTTATCAAGTAATATTGCAAGGGATGAATAACTCAATAAGATCGGACCGAGTGACCCTTTCAAACAAGCTGCGCCAGCAAGGTCACGAGGACATGGCGAACATTATCAAGGAGCTGTGACATGGCCATCACATCTGCAATTTGTACCTCTTTCAAGCAACAATTGCTTGTTGGAACACACAATTTTACCAACGGTGCTGACTCATTTAAGTTGGCTCTTTACACTTCCAGCGCGACTCTGGGTGCGGGGACTACGGTTTACGTCACTACTGGGGAAGCGTCTGGGACGAATTACACCGCTGGCGGATCTGCGTTAACAAACGTAACGCCTTTCGCTACAAACGGGGTTGGATGTGTGGACTTTAACGACCTCACCTTCAGCACGGCAACCATTACGGCTCGCGGATGTCTAATCTACAATAACACGGAAGCCGATAAAGCTGTTGCGGCCATCGACTTTGGTGGTGATAAAACCAGCACCGCAGGCGACTTTACGGTCGTTTTCCCGGCTCCTACGGCGACCGGCGCTATTATTCGATTGGCGTAGTGGCCGATGCCGCTTCAACAGTTAGATTTTCAGCCGGGTATCAATAAGGAGGCTACCGACTACTCCGCTAAAGGTGGTTGGGTCGATGGCAACTTGATACGGTTCCGCAAAGGTCGCGTTGAAAAAATCGGCGGCTGGCTTCAGCTCGGGTCTCAATATTTTCTTGGGATTGGTCGAGCATTGCATTCTTGGATATCTTTGGCTGGGACTCGATTCCTTGGTGTTGGTTCTACTTGGAAATACTACATCGAAGAGGGTGATAGTTATTTCGATGTTACACCTATAAGGACAACCACCAGCGCTGGAGATGTCACATTTAGCGCAACTGACGGTTCGTCAACGATCACGGTTACTGACGCAAACCACGGTGCGGTTAATAACGATTTTGTAACATTTTCTGGAGCGGTGTCTTTGGGCGGCAACATTGTTGCCTCTGCCCTTGATCAAGAATATCAAATATCGCTTGTAACAGGCGTGAATACTTATGAGATTACTGCAAAAGATACTTCAGGCGCTACGCTCGTTGCGAATGCGTCTGACACCGGCAATGGTGGATCGAGCGTTGTCGGTGCTTATCAAATTAATGTTGGTCTCGATACTTACGTTAGCAGTTCTGGCTGGGGCGTCGGTACTTGGGGAGCTGGCGGTTTTGGATCTGCCAGCGCTATCTCGGCTGTAAACCAGTTACGGCTTTGGACGCATGATAATTTTGGCGAAAACTTAATCATAAATCCCCGTGGCGCTGGTATTTACGAGTGGATTGAGAATGACGGCGTAGCAACGAGAGCCGTCGAGCTTAGCGGAAGAGCAGGCGCTAATTTAGTACCTACTGTTGGTTTGCAAGTTATTACCAGTGAAACTGACAGGCATCTGGTAATTTTAGGGGCCGATCCTATTAATACAGCGGGTAACGCCCGGACAAATGTTATCGACCCAATGCTAGTTGCTTTCTCTTCCGCAGAAGACGAGCTTGAGTTTGAACCTACCGCAACCAACAGCGCGGGTGACGTTAGACTTTCCTCTGGTTCATTTATTGTAGGCGGCTTAAAGTCTCGGCAAGAAATCTTGATTTGGACAGATACATCGCTTTACTCAATGAACTTTATCGGACCACCGCTAACTTTTGCTGTTAACTTGGTCAACGAAGGTGCTGGCCTGCTTTCGCCCAAGTCTGCCGCAAACTCTCCAAGTGGCGTGTTTTTTGCTTCTAAAACCGGATTTAACTTTTACAACGGTTCAGTGCAGCGCTTGCCTTGTACTGTACAAGAATATGTATTTAACGACATCGATCTTGGGCAAGCCTTTAAATGCTTCATGAGCGTGAATAGTCGATACAACGAGATGTGGTTCTTTTACCCAAGCTTAGAAGACGGAACCGGAGAGATCAGTCGGTATGTTACTTACAACTACCAAGAGCAAACTTGGGCGAACGGTTCTTTGGCTCGATTTGCTTGGCTCGATGCCGGTATTGAAGATTTGCCAATAGCGGCCGCAAAAGTTAGCGGCAACAATCTTTTGTATAATCATGAAACCGGTTATGACGATAACCTAGACCCTATGACAAATGTTTACATCGAGTCTGCGGACATTGATATTTCCGCTGGCGAAAACTTTGCTTTCATGAAAAAGATCATTCCCGATATGGCTTTTGTCACTGACGCTGCGGTCAGCAACGACCCTTGCATGAACATTGTGGTTAAACGTAGAGATTATCCCGGTCAATCTTTAACAACCGATTCAACGACTAAGGTTACCCCTACAAGCACATTCAGCAATGTGCGTACAAGAGGCAGACAAGTGGTTTTCCGGTTTGAATCTGACGATGACGCATCAGATTTGAACCAAAAAGGTTATAAGTGGCGACTTGGCGCTACCCGTGTCGAGTTGCAACCGAGCGGTAGAAGATGAGCAAGCTTCTGGAGACGAGGTTACCCCTCGAACTCAAGGAATTTGTTACTCAAGACACCTACAATCGCCTTGTAAGGATTCTTGAGATAAACTTAGGTGCAGTGGATATTACGATATCTCCGCATTTTAATAATGAGCAAATTGCTCAGTTACAATTTGCAACCGGTGCGATAATATTTAATTCGTCCGAATCAATTCATCAAGCGTTTGATGGTAATCAGCTCAGGAATCTGTATGAACATCAAACCTACCCAACCGGCGTTCAAATGACGAGCGCGTTGGGCAACGTAACGGTGAGTACGCCATGAGTCCAGAACTACAACAAAGAATTCAAAACCTTCTCGGTGACGATAATGATCCGTCTCTCATGACCACTGAAATGCCGGGTGAATCTCAGATGGGCGAGTATTCATCGGTTTCTGTTCTGCCCAAAGGCGAAGGTCTGGTTGAAGGCAAAGACTATTTCAAGATCGGTGGCCAGTTCTTTTGGCCTTGGGAGCTTGAGGGCGCGATGGGAGATATGAGCGATGGCCAATCTATTGGCCGGTTTATCGAATCATTGCCAAGCAAACCGACACTAAAACAACTGTCTTCGTTAAGGGATTTTGCAAACCCACCGTCTTCGACAAGAGAAGTTTCTAACTTGATGGGTGCAACACTTTCACCTATGAACAGTGGGCAATTCTCTGACAGAGAGATGGCTTTGTACAAAAAGTCTTTAGGCATGGCCGAAGGCGGCGAAGTAAGCCAAGAAGAAATGCTTATGCAAGCGATGGAGGGTCAGGCTGAGGCTGAAGCTAACCCTGATGACGCACTAAGGTCTACCATTGAAGAGTTGATGGCACAAGCCTCTCAAGCAGAAGATCCTGCTGAGCGCGACAAATACTTGCATCTTGCAGAAGCGGCAGAGGTTGGTTCTCAAGCGCCAATGGCGGAAATGGCTATACAGTTGGCGCAGGCTGGCCGAGGCGAAGACACGGCGCTCGCTCACGTTAGGCCCGGCGAAGTTATTATTCCACCCGAAGCTTTTGAAGATCCAGAGTTTGAAAGTTTAATTGAAAAGAAATTTGAAGAGCTAAACATCGACCCTTCTCGCATGGTTGTCGGCGTTGGTATTGCTTCATTAAACCCGATCACTGGTTTAGAAGAGTTTGGCTTTTTTAAAAAGTTAGCTAAGAGCGTTAAAAAAGTTGTTAAAAAGGTTGTTAAACCGCTGGCTAAGGTAGCTCAGTTTATACCCGGACCTTGGCAGCCAATTGCGGCGTTAGCCAATAAAGCGTTTACCGTTTACGACGTTGCAAAAGGCCGCGCAAATCCCTTATCACTTTTGACCGTTGCTGGACCCGGAGCAGTTGGAGGCTCGATTGGGCAAAATATTTCCAATATCACTAAAGCGGGTGGTGGCAGTTTTTTTTCAGGTCTGGGAAAAGGCTTAATGGCAAGCGGCCAAGGAGTGGCTAGCGGAATTGGCAGTTTAATACGGAATCCAATTGGAACCTTCACAGGCTCCGCGCCGGGAGGAGGTATACCGGGGCTTTTTAAAAGCGCCACGATGTCTGGAGAGGCTAGGCTTAGTGATGCGGAAATTGTTGACCAATTGAGATTAACTTCTACTCCAGATGTCGCGGCTAGTATTGAGATGATGCAAGCGCAAGGCGTGGCTTCTGGCGATATTTTAAAAAATCTCGGGGTTTCTCCCGCAAGTTTTTTCAACCCTGAAGGGTCGGGAATTGCTACTCTTAATCAAGGTTCTGCTGGAGCAGAATCGTTTAAGCCAATGCCCGGAGAAAGTGGGGCTGATGCCTTAAAAAGAATACAAAGTCAACTTCCGCCCGGAAGCGCTGAGCACACTTATGTTACAGAGCAAATGGATTTACTCAGCAGAGGAGTTGGAAGCCCAGAAGAGATTTTTGCAGACTTGAACCGTGTTTTTGGTTCGCCCTCTAGCGGCGGTCAGCAGCAAGTCGGATTCTTTGAAGGACTATTTCGGGGAGGCGGTTCTGACAATAAAGGTAATTACGGTCTTGTGGGAGATTTGCTCGGAGGGTTTACTGACAAGCTAGGTCTTACAAACTACGGTGGTGGCGCAGGCTCCGGTTCTGGTGGCGGTTTGAACTTAGGCGGAATTGGGGGTGCGGGTATCGCAGCAGTTCTTGCAAAATTGGCTTACGACGAAGCTAAAAACCGACGAGGCATACAATTAACGCCAGCCATGACCATGAACAGATACGGCGGTTATCAGATGGCCAAGCGTGACGCTGAGGCTGCTGGAGAAGCTGCGCCAGATCCAATCGATTATGGTTTGCTACCGGCAGAAATGCCGTTACTCAGCGGCGGCAGACAAGCACCAGTTCAAGAAGAGCAGCCAGAGGGCATGCGCTATGGTGGCGCAGTCATGCCGCAACAAATGCGTTATGGCGGCATGGTCCCTATGTTTTACGCTGAAGGTGGCAATGTGGCCACTGAAGATTTCAAACGGAAGAACGGCGGTATCAACGGCGAAGGAACAGAAACCAGCGACGATATTCCTGCGATGTTAAGTGACGGAGAGTTTGTTATGACCGGCCAAGCAGTTCGCGGTGCTGGTTCATTCGATTTGCAAAATGATGGAGGCATCATCACGTTAACACCTAACGGCGGAGAAAGTCGGGAGAAAGGCACACAGTTAATGTATGAGATGATGGAGCTTTTTGCCGAGTTTGCCGACAAACCAAAACCAAAGAGGGCTAAAGCGGCATGAGCATTTTAACCCCAGCACAACTGCAAAGAGTCAGAAAATTTCAAGAAGGCGGTGACGCCTCAAATTACATTTCTGCTGTGCAGCAAAACACTCAGCAAATGGACCCAATTACCCAGCAATTATTGTTTGGTTTGGATGGTCAGGGTGGCTTTATACCGGGCGCTTTTAGGGCGGCAGAAAGAACATTTTTTGATGACCAAGGCCGCCCAATTGTTATTCCGCAGGAGATTGCAGGCTTATCCCCTGATCAGATTCGTGCTCAAGAACTTGCTCGCGCAAATATTGGAACTCAACAGCCGTTTATTCAGCAAGCCATGGAACGAGGACAGCAAGGTATCGACGCCTTACAAGCTGGTTTTGCGGGTCAAGATTTAGCCTCTCAGCAAGCCTTGCAACAAACGCAAGAAGGTGCTCGGTTTGCACTTGATCAAAGGGATCGAGCTTTGCAGGACTCCATGCGTGGCATTCAAGAAGGTCGGGGTAGAGCCATTACAGCCGAAGAAAGGTTGAGAGGTGATCTTGGCGATATTACAGGCATGGCCCAGCGAGGGGTTGGTCAATTTGCGCAACAATTAGGACAGCAAGCTGCTCAAACCAGAAGAGCGACTGAAGATTTTGGGATGGATCTCGCTCGCGCTCGGCAACAAGGACGAAGAACTTACGACGAGTTTGGCCGCGATATTACCGATGCCGTCGGCATGGGTATGCGAAGCGCAGAAGATCTTTCGCGTGGTTTATCACGATCAGAAGAACTTGCTGCTCGATCTGGCGCGACTCAACGAGCGCGGCTTGGTTTGGCCGAGCAAGGATTAACAGGCGGTATCAGCCGACTTGATCGGGACTTGACTCGACAGCTCGGCGCTGAAGCGCAAACCACTGGCGATTTTGGCAGCCAGCTTGGAGAGGCTAGGACTGAGCTTCAAAAAACCACTGCGGAGCCGATGGACATTGAGTCCCAGACCTCAAAATACTTTGATCCTTACGAGGACAGGGTAGTTCAACAGGCGATCACGGACGCATCCGAAGGTTTAGCGAAGCAAGATATGGCGCAGTATGCGCGTGATATTGCTTCTGGCGGAGAGTCAGCATTTGGCTCTAGGGCGCGTTTAAGCGCACAGGAGCGAGCTGAAGCTATGGGCCGTGGTTTGGCTAAAGAAGTTGGAGGATTGCGCTCAGCAGGCTTTCAACGCGCTCAACAGACGGCTATAGGCGAAGATGAGCGGAGAAGGCAGGC